CGGTTTGACCCATACTATTGACTGCCGCGTTCTGGAACTGACGCATCAAGTCGGGATTTTGACGAAGAATATCATCCATTCCAGGCATAGCACTCTTGAACATGGTATTTGTCATATGCACCATCATGGCACTTCCACCCAACTGAAATAGGAGTTTGAGTTCGGGAGCCATGGATGCTCGTGATTTGTATTTATCATAAAGTTCCGCAAATACATCGTCATAGTCCGTCAAGTTTTCGTTCAACTGGTCTGACCATCCATCCAATTTCACATCAAATGGGTCAAAACGATTGTTCAAAAATTCAATGCCGTTAACAATTGCCATAAGCATATTTCCTTGGAACTTTACCGAGTTTTGTTTCGACTTTTCTTCCATAATCATTTCATATTCACCTTGCATTTCTAGAAGCGAATCTTCCATGGAATATTTTTTGGTTAATGACACGCCCTTACTCTCTAAAGTTTCTAACCTACGTAGGTACTTGAATTTTTCTCTCAACATTTCCTCTTTGTTAAGTTGAGGTTGAGACGAAACGGGTTTATCAGGATTAATAGGAACATTGTTGAATTTGGCAAAACCATCCCAGGTTTGCTTGTCTTCTAAATTACTTGCGAATGACGCTGTTGCTTGACCAAGACCTGCCGCGCCGTTGCTATCGACTTTGGAAAAAAAATTGGTTTCATGTGAGTCATCAAAACGAACATTATGAGACTCATTAATGCTACCACCACCCGACCCAACACCAAACAAGTCATTTCGACTTGTGTTCATATTAAAACCCATCGCATCATCTGTGAGTTCATTCAATTCAAGTTCTAAATTTTCCAAGTCTCCTAAATCAATGTCACTTGACGCGGAAGGAGCACTTTTTTTATCATTCATAAGAAGTTCGATACCAGAACCAAAGTTGGACGACTTTGGACCGAAATCATTTAACTCAATAATATCATTCATTCTTATGAATGAATAAGAACATATAATTTTAAGTATTACGAATTGTAGAATATATTATGAAAAAATTACTTGTTTATGTACCATAGTCCTTGTAAAAAAGCGTCGCTTAAATCATCCTTTTTTCCATGTTTCTTAAAAAAAGTTTCCCATTCTTGGTATCTGAAATCTGTAGAAATAGTATCCATCGTTTTTTGAATACTCGCTTTTTTTCGGTCTCCGTATTTCATTTTTACTGACGCTTCTTTTGCGGGAGCAGTAACCGCATTTTCTTTAACAATATCTTTTAGTTTATTTGATGCATTTACAAAGTCAATTTTGATATCAGCGTGTCTCATAATAAAATATTGTGCGATCATTCCTTGTATTGTTTTCATACGATTTGCGATAGGACTAATTTGATTTTCAATAATAACTTGATCAATTGTATCTACGCGACTATCTCCTGTAAATATTTCGTCCATTTTCATCATAATGTTTTTGCCAATGGTAATCAAGTCCAGTTTAGAAGCGTTTGTTTCTTTGATTGGATCAAAACTTGTGGTTTGAACATGGTCTAATACAAGTGAAAGCAATTCGGCGCGTTTCATTGGTTTTTGAAACGTAATTTTATTGTTTTCTGCGTAGGATTGAAGATCGCCAATTTTATATTTTTGAATGGATGAGAGTTTTGTTTTACATGTTGGAATTTGATACTCTTGTTTTTTTGCATGTTTTAAACAATAATGTTTTCCAGATTTACTAAACTTTGCTGGTTTCTCACAAATCGCACCTTTTTCTAAATGACAACATTTATATTCAAGTTGTTGTGATAAATTCACAACATCCCATTTGGCAATTTCATAATAATCCTTTCCATCGTGTTTTACAAAAAAACAAAATGCCAAATTTTTGATTCCAACGTCAACGCTCAAGAGTTTCATAATTTTCTTTCTTTTATACAATGGTATTGTTTATTTATTATTTTTGAAAAATATATAAACTATATAGTTTATAGTTTATAAGAATGAATGAACTTATACAACATAGTCATTTGATTTATCCAACCGTTGGAACGATTGCTTATCTTTCTTGGCCAAAAACATGGCGATTGTCGCCCACGTTTTTACACCCATTAAGTGTAATACACAACAGTGCTCTCATTTTATTCAGTGCATATACATTTTATTCTATTTCTTCTATTTTGTGTACAGAAGGAATAGTATTTCAAAAAAACTATTATTTTGGTAATCCTAAAACAAACTTTGACCGATTAATGTATTTATTTTATTTATCCAAATATTGGGAATACTTGGATACATTTTTGATTTATTTGAAAGGTAAAAAACCCATATTTCTACAAACGTATCATCATATTGGCGCTGCCATTTTTTGGCATTTATGTTATTACAACAAAGTGGACGCAGTTTGGATACCTTCTTTATTTAATTCGTTGGTGCACACAGTAATGTATTCGTATTATCTTTCCACTCTTTTACAATGGAATGGATTTCGAAAACTGAAACCATATATTACCACGATGCAACTGGTGCAATTTTTTGCATGCAATTTTTCATGTTTATATTTTTATAAACCACCCGTAGAAACAGATTTTAATTACAAAATTATTTGCGGTTTTGTAGCGTACACATGTGGTCTGATAATACTTTTTGGACAGTTTTTTTGGAATTCTTATTGTAAAAACCCGATAACTAACAGCGCAGTAAATAAATTAGATTGAATTTTATTTTGGTTTTGTGAATTATACTTTTTAACCTGCCAACAAATAAACTCCAAAAAATGTAATCAACATCCCAAATACTTGTTTCCATGTATATTTTTCCTCAAATAAAAACACTCCAATAAAGACAACCGATATAACAGACGCAACACGTAAAAATATGTTATTCAACAATGGTGTGTTGTAATGTTTGTCCAAGTTATATAAAAACATAGAAGAACATACTGCTAAAAACGCCATAATAAAGAGAGACAATAGTTGTGTATTTGTTAACTTACTATAATTATGAAAGGTTTCTCGAATCGATTTTGGACCTTCAATGATGCACTTGTATGCGAAAAAAACCGCAACTACAATAAAAATAAAAAACGTGTTTATGAATAAGAGATCATGTGTGTTTAATGTTGTTAAAAGATGTTTTCTAAAGTAGGGATTTACAGACTTTAAAAAAGTTACCCCTAATATATAATGATACATTATGTATTATGTGAAGTTAAATGCTTCGCATAATATTTATTAGCACCGATGTCAACAGGTATCCCAAAAAATGGGATTTTTAACGAACCATAAGAAGTTTCAGAATGAAGTTTAAAATATCATTACGAGTTTTCGAGTGAGACTTAAAAATTATTTAAATACTAGATTATCAGGAGGGGTCGCAGGGTAGTGTAACCTGCCCTGGGTTCCCTGCTATTTATTAGTTTGATGTTCTAAAATTTATGCTGGGAGAAATCATTCGAGCGTTCAACTGTTCTCGACTCAAATAAGGAGACTTGAGGTCACTATTGCAGTAACCATAACCAGGTGATTTGGTATCCATTACACCTTGAAATACAAAAGGAACGTTGGACGATGGTGTGTCGGTTGTTTGAACGTGAGGGTCTAGTCCAAGTTCTGTACACGCTTCTCCATAATTCATTTTCATAATATTTGTTGCGTTATTCATTAAAAATTGCCGATATTGCCAGTTACTCTTAATGTTTTCTTGCTGTTGAATGCGTTGATTTACCACGGCTTCAGGTTGCCAAGACGCATAGTTTCGTCCATCGGCCATGATAGGAGGAAAATTAAAATGAATATTATTTGATGCACTATAACAAGTTCCCCAAGACATTATATATTATCCACTTTTAAAAAAAATCCACTTTTGAAAAAGTGGAGCAAAACATACTTTATCCACTTTATTTATTCAAGCAATGTCAATCGGTATCCCAAAAAATGGGGTTTTAATGTATCGTAGTTAGGTTTAGAATGAATGTTAAAAATGCCATTGGGTATTTTCAAGTGAGACTTAAAAATTATATAAATACTCGGTTATAAGGAGGGGTCGCAGGGTAGTGTAACCAGCGCTACGCATTCCTGGGTTCCCTGCTATTCTGCTTTTTCTGGTGAGGACACTCCCAAAAGTTTCAACAGTTCAGGTTTTTTAAGTTTTTGTGCGTCAACGGATAACTCTTTTTCTTGGACAATTTGCCTTAACTTTTGAATATTCATTTTTCTATAATTTTCATGGTCGTTGTTTTTATCTTCTGTTTTTTCCTCTCCAATATGAATCGTTTTTAAAAAGTCCGCAGGTACAACGACAAGAGGTTCGTCTAAAACAACTTCAACCTTCGGTTCAACTGGTTCCGGGTCTTCTACGATTTTATTTACGTTAATGGTTTCTTCTAAGAGAGAAACCACATTATTTATTCCCATTTTCATTTTCATTTTTATTTTTGTTTCATTGGGTTCTTCATCTTCGCTAGAAGACATTTGGTCGTCTAAATCATCATTGTCGGATTCCTCGTTGTCATCGATTGCGTGTAAATCTAACTCTTCTAATCCAAACACGTTAATTATTTTTATGGTTGATGCGTCATTGACAGATTCAACCAGATTACCCTCATTGTTTCCATCATTTCTATCATCGTTATCATTATCACTGTTACTATCACTATCACTGTCACTGTTATCGTCTTCATCACTGTCATCGTCTTCATACTCATCGTCGGATACCGCTATTTTATCCGTAGAATTACGAAGCGAAAATGGACTTACATGTTGGTTTTGGTCGATGGAACTGCTGCTTCCGCCGCTCCCACCCACATTCGCGTTCGTAAAATGAAAACGCATTGCGTTAATTTCTTCTGCCATTGTTGAAACAAGTGTTAACATGGATACTAACTTATGATTCTGTTCATTTAATCTTTGCATAAAAAAGACACTTACAAATCCTATGATGAGCAGTGTGATTCCTAAATAGATCAAAAGGGGTATTGAAAATATATTTGAGGTAGGCATTCTTACAATGTTGAAAGGATATATTATTTTTGGGGGAACGAATTAGTTAGGCGTTTTTCAATATTTCAATCGGATAATTCAAGTCACGAAGGACTTTAATACCACCACATACGGTTGAAATTCCCTTTTCTAATTTATATGTATAATTGAAATCATCTTCTGGTCCCGCATCGGGTTTTAATTGCGTTAACATGTGACAATTTTCTATGCGTTCATTGGTTTCTAAATCTTTACACATTTGTGTAAAATGCGTGGTAAGAATACAATTTACATTTGAATATTTTACCAAATAATTTAAAAACGCGGTTCCACTACGAATCGCCTCGTCGGGGTTCGTTCCAGAATATAACTCGTCAAATACACAAAAATGTCTTTCGTCTTTGTTTTCATAAACAACATCTAATATATCTTTGCATCTTCGCGCCTCAGATTGAAACAAACTATCTCTTCCAGAAGTATCCGGTATATTCAAATAACAATGAATATGATGATAGGGGGTAAACGTGGCAGATTCATAAAACCCCGCACCCATTTGTTGTGTTAAAATAACATTGATGAGAGAAGACTTTAATATAGTCGTTTTTCCCGAAGCGTTTGGACCCGTAATAATAATATTCTTATCAAGTCGAATTGTATTTTTAACGGATGTTTTTTGTGAAACTAAAACGGGATAGGTAGAACCATAAAATACATTTGAATTCGTTTTTTTGTTTGCGTTTGTTTTCGTCCTTTTTAATTTCAATTTTGCTGCGCAAACATGTTTTTCTCTCATGTTTTCTTGGAATCCTTCCAAGGTATCCAAGTAACCATTGAATCCAAATGAATACAATAACATGTCTTCACATAACTCGTCTTGATAAATATCATAAAAACATTTCAAAATATGACCGAACTCCATTGCCTTTCGAATGGATACCCGAAATGGAGAAATAGCGCTTAGGCGTTCTTTAAATTGTTTTAATAATAACAATTTTTGACGAAGGTTGTCATTGAAAGGCGCGTAAGTTTTGAATGAAGTTGAATAACTCAAAAAATTTTCAATATTCGTTTCCGTATATTCTAGATATTGTTTAATATCATTTAAATGTTGGTGAATCTTGGTCATGTTATTATAAAACCTCAAACAAGTAAGAACATTTTGATATATAGAAAATAAATAGAAAAACGCACTTACTAGAATATACATTTTTTCTTCCATTTTAACTTTGGAAAAGTCTACAAAAAGGCGACCGATTGCGTGATTGGCAGAAATGGTTTTCAACACTTCAATATACATGTCAAATGTTATTTCGGCGCCGACTTTCATCATTTTAATTACGAAAAAAGGAAGAATAAGAATAATGATGGGAACAAGAAAAGAAATGATAGGAGATGATAAATTGTAAACGCTCATGAATTGAAGAAACTCTGGTGATTGATTTAAGAATTCCCAAAAAGACCAATCAATGTATTGATATTTTTCTTTGAAACCATCGTCGAGTTTGATTTCGTCAAAAATAGAAAGAATATGTTGAGAATCTGGTTGGAAACATACGTGTTTTTGCTTGGAATAAGTTTTCAATAGTTTTTGTGTATCTTTTAAATAGTTAATATCGGTTGTATAAACGCCCGCGGTTTGTTCTAATATTTTTTTGCCGAAAACAGTTTTTGGTTGAAACGCGGTTTGATAAATGGACTCGTTTGAATCGTTGTCGGACTCCACTGTTTTAACGTTAATAAGTTCTAAATCTTCAATAATGTGTTCGTTTAGTTTTTTATTTTTTTCATTATACGAAATTGGTAATTGAAAATGAGAATTTATTTTTTCTATATTTGAAACTGACATCTATAGAAAAATAACGATACTAATAATATACAATTTTCACGAATTCACGCTAGGTGTTTGGTTTGTTTAATTTGGAACAGCATTATCCACCGGGAACCCAGGAAGATTATAACAGTTTTTCATCAAGAAAACTTATCATGGGAAAAGGTAATGAATTAGAATTCCCCGAAGGGCGGGGAGGGGGCAAGGGGGAACCCACGGTTCCCCCTAATTTGGAACAATATGAACAGCAAAGTTACTCGGCAACTCATCTATTTGTGTGCTATAATGACTTTCAATCTCCTTCATTTTATACACATCGCGTTTTGTAATCAAGTTAATACCTAGACCCTTTCTGCCCCAACGTCCACTACGCCCAATGCGATGCAAATACGTATGGACGCACTTGGGAATGTCAAAGTTAATCACAACACTGACTTGTTGAATGTCAATACCCCTCGCAGTAACATTGGACGATATTAAAACGCGGAACTTGCCCGTTTTAAACTCTTGAAACGCCCGGTCCCTGTCTCCGCGCTCCATGTTACTGTGAATGCAACACACCGGGAATCCATCCTCAATCATTGCGTCATATAAGTCGGCAACTCGCTTCACGCTATTCGCATATATGATACATTGAGAAACTGACAGTGAATTAAATAAATCTTTCAGTGTTTCATATTTTTGGACGTCATTTTCCACCGCCACATAATATTGTGCGATTCCTTCTAATGTGAGTTGTTCGGTTTTTACCGAAACACGAACAGGGTTGCGCATAAACTTGTTTGTAATTTGATGAATCGTGCTAGGCAATGTGGCGCTAAACAAAGCAACTTGAATATCGGAACCAAGGTTTTGAAAAATATTATAAACTTGTTCCTTGAACCCATCTGATAACATTTCGTCAGCCTCGTCCAAAATAATCAACTTGATTTTGTCTGTAGTAATATAGTTTCTACGCATCATATCATAAACACGACCAGGACAACCTGTTATAACATGAGGAGTTGAAGTCTTCAACTTGTTGGCGTCTTCATCAATGGATGATCCTCCAACCAAAGTTTGAATTTTCAGATTGGATAACATAGAACCAATTCCCTCCATGACTTTGGTAGTTTGGAAACTCAGTTCTCTCGTAGGAGACAAAACCAATACTTGTGTTTCGGACTTGTCTAAATCCACAAGAGACAGCGCGCCAATGGTAAAAGTCGCAGTTTTACCAGTGCCGGATTGAGCTTGTGCAATAATATCACGACCATTCACAATAGGCAAAATCGCCTTTTTTTGAATCGGACTCGGATTTTCAAATCCATACGCAAAAATACCTCTCAATAGGTCAGTTGGAATTTCCAACTCGTCCCATGAATTTATTTCATTATATTCTTCTTCTTTTTTATCTTCTAAACCCGCCCCCATTACTTGTTCTTTATATTCGTTATCGGTTGACATCATATATAGTTAAGTAGGATTTATGTTTAATATCTTTTCTTGAATAAATGTATTTTCTGTGAAAACGTGAATGTTTAGCAGGGAAACCCATGACTGGTTACAATTGCTATTTTTTAATTCTGTAAAAAATTGATATAAACGAATCCTAACAAAGTAAGTTATATAGACGACGATGGAGGTATTAAGATACAATCTTGTTGATTTTAAACAAATTATTATGGGTGGGTTTAATGTCACACTTCCTGACGAGACTATTACAATGATTAATGATTTGGCATCACAAGTGGGTTCGCCAACTTATATTCGCACACCAGTGTTTCAAAAAACCGAAACATTAATGCGGGATAATAATTCTAGAATGGGAACAGGAACTAGTCGCGATGGAGGTTCTTCTTCCTCAACTTACGGAATAGATAAGAGAAAAAAGAAGAACGGGCGTGCGACGGAAATAATCAATGACAAAGATTGGGAAACCATTCGTGGATTTCAACCAACAAAAATAATAGAAGAAAAAAGTGGCATTGAGTTGCAAATGGACTTAATTCGTGGAATATTAAATAAAATGACTGATAAAAATTACTGCGAAAAGAGTAATGAAATTATAGAGATTTTGAATAAATTAGTAGATGACGGAACAACGGAGGAGGACATGAAACGTTTGGGTGTTGTCATATTTGAAATTGCGTCAAACAATATATTTTATTCAAAAATTTACGCCGACTTGTATAGTGACTTGATTCATCACTACGAAATTATGAAACAAGTCTTTGAAAACAATTTGATGAGTTTTATGGATTTGTTTGTAAACGTCGAGAGCGCCGATCCTGAAGTAGATTATAATAAATTTTGTAAGGTGAACAAAGACAATGAGAGAAGAAAGGCGCTAAGTACATTTTTCGTAAATTTGACGAGAAATCAAATTATTAGTCGAGATAAGTTGTTTTCCATGGCGAAGGATTTATTGAATATAGT